ACGCTGAGCATCAACTGCTGGCTTTGGCACATCATGAATGCTCTCAGAACCATGTCTGTTCTCTACAATCAGAGTATGAACCATGTATTCATATTTATCAGCCAGAACAAGATATGGTTGCATTTCCCAGTCTTTAGTAAATGTATTATGTATTATCAGAGTATGTTTAGCATTATCAACAACAGCACAATGCATTGATTGCTCTGCTTTAGCAGTACATTTTAGATGGTTCTCAATCAGGCTATTAGCATCAAATTGATACTCACCATCAACCATAAAGAAATCATCTGTTGATATTATTTGTGCATCTATAAATAACTCAGCAACTGTTGATTTACCAGCACCACTAACACCACGTAGTAATATTAAGTTACGATCAGCCATTATTCTTTCTCCTTATAGTTTGGTGTAAGTTTATACAGTATAGTACTAGAGGCAGAGAGATGCTCATGGCTTGGAGGCTACACAAGTGTTACCCTCTCTGCTATCCGCTAGCTTTATAGGCAGTGCTTTGGGGGATGCTACCCCCCCAACTTAGAAGGAGAAGGTATCGTGGGAACCAGCTTCACCTACTAACTTCTGTTGCATATCATTCCAACCCTGCTCTGAGATTTGATAGATGCGTAACTTACCAAGAGCATCTTTTCTCTCGAAGCGGGCAAACAATTCACCCATACATTCAGTAACTGTGCCAGTAAAGACAGCAGATACAGTACGAAGAGCACCATTGATTACGAAGTTAACATCATATGAATCACCTTTGACATATTCCATTTGTTATTTTCCTTTCATTTATAACCTAATTAAAGAAACAAAAAACCTAACCTATGGCGGTAGGTGGCCAGCGTTAGACACACACTAAAATTCTACAATTTTTAAAAGTTTTTGATACATATCACAAAAAAGACTTGACTTGTATGTTATATTTGTCGTATAAGGAGATATTATGAAAAGAGTATTAGAACGTTTAATTATGGCTGTATTGGCTGGAATGCTATTGGCTGGGATGCTCTTTCTCTCTTGTCCTGCCTATTCTAACCCTACGGAAAATACGGAAATAAATGTGTGGAGAAAGGTCTCTACTGATGAGCTGAACCCAGGAGAAATCGTATCCCTGGATATGAGAAGGGGTTATGCTTCCTGTGAAGGTCCACTTATATTTATAATAGTACGCATGGTGGACTCAGAGGAGGAGGTGGTACTTGCATTTCCAAATGGTGGGTACTGGGTAGCACCTGAGCCAGATCCTTTTTTACAGGAATTACAAGAAGAATTTGATAGCTTGGAGGAATATCTAAGAAATAAAGGTGGTACGGAGTGGAAAAAAGAGTAGAGTGGAAAGATCTATATTTTGATAAATGCATGGAGAATGAAGATCTTAAGAGGGAAATAAGAGTCATACAAGAGATACTACGTGTATATCTTCCTGTAATTAGCATGGAAAGTAAAGATGAAAGCAATAGAAATAACAAGTAAACAGGAACGGTTACAGGTAATAAGATGGGTGAACTTAGGAGTAGGATTATTACAATTATATTATTGGTGGTTTGGTGCACCATGGTATGTGCTGGCAATAGGAGTTCTCAATATAGGGGTCTGGTCATTAACACGCCAGATACAGGTGAAATAGTATTTTTCATTATCTATGTAATAATAGGTGAATATGCAAAAAAGCTTGATTGTGGCTATAGATGTCCCGTATATTGTGAGGTAAACCACAAACATATATATGGGAAAAATGAAGTTAAAATCAAACAAGGCATTGACGAGAAAGCAGATACTCTCCTATTTAGACCAGTTATCACTGCAAATAGATAACAATCAAAGGGAGATATACGACCTTACACGCATATTTCAGGATTATATGAATATGCAGGGTGAGTTTGAAAATTTTGCTGAATACCGTGAAACCATTCTAGGATTGAGCACTCAGATTCCGACTCGCTGGTCGGTATTTAAAAAGTTCTGTAAGGACAGGTACTTACAGCTGAAAAAAAAGCTTGATTTTTAAATATAAACCTAGTAAATTACTACTAGTGTTTTAGAAAGGGGTTACATGAAAGTATATCAATTGACAATTGTCTATGATGAAAAGACGGATGAGATAGAGTATATTGAGGAGGAGGTAACAGAGGATACTCCTACTACGATGTACAAAGTACAGGTTGACCCTGAATATTACGATGATGAGATATTGCAGAAACTTATCAAAAAGGGATTAATTGCAGAAAGTTAATACAGCCCTACGGGCTGTGCAACCTTCGGTTGCGACTTAGATGCATGCACAGATGAGAACATATAAAGTTAATAGAGTAACTCACAAAGTGTATGAGAGTCGTGACGAGCTTCCTCCAGGGCTAAGGATTATGGAGAAATGGCGTGATGGTCAGATTGGCGACTGGGTTCTTGCTGATGATGGATGTATTGTCCAGGTGATTCGCAGGGGCCAGATGTTACGTGCGAAAGGTAAAAAGAAGGTCAGAGAATATGTAGGTATCTGCACTGGGACATTCCCGGTAACTCCTAATGTCAGGATGGATACCAGTAAGCGTACCAATATATATTCCTTTAGTGGGAATAAGGTGCCCGATGACATCCTCTTGGACCGGACTAAGCTTAGTACACATGAAAAGCTTTTTGTTGCTTATTTATCTTCAGGCTTTAGCCCTAGGGATGCTTATTTAAAGTCATACCCTACAAACAATATGCGCTATGCCACAGAGAAGTCTGCAACGCTTGTTAAGACTGAAAGGATTTTTACAGCTATGAAGGAAGAGTTAAAACCAATATGCGAAGAGTTAGGTATAGAGCCTAAGTCTGTATTAGAAGATATCCAGTATACCTCTAAAAATGCAGAAAAAGAAGATGTGCGCTTACGGGCGCTTTTTAAGTTAAGTGACATCTTAGATCTGGAGGATAAGAACAGGACAAGTGTGACCCAGGTCACAGGAGCATTATTTCAGGGGTTTACTCCTGAGATGCTTGAGGAAGCAGATCATAAAGTATTGGAAAAGGGAAAAGATGAGTCATAATAACAGTCATATTATAGATTTTAGTAATGTTGTGGATACGGACGACACAGATAAGATTGTTATCTTTGCCGAAGCTCCAAATGCTAGTGTTGTTTGGGACTGGGAAGGCCATCATGGACAACCAGTAGATCCTGATAAGCATGACAGTTTTGCCAATGCTGCAAGAGATTGGTCAAATAAAAATCCTCTTATAGTACAGTCAGATGGTAGTTATAAGCCTATAGAGGTTAAATATTTAATAGCTTATGGTAGAAATGAGATGACTATTGAGTTTAATAAGTTAAAAAAATCCGGCTTTGTGGATAAGGATACCAAGTTAATTGTTATGGGTCATGCAGGTAGGGTTTTTGCCGGAGAGAACCCTAGGGTGTGGCAGGAGGTTATAACTGATACAGGCTTTAGAAATGAATTTTCAGAGGTGGCTTATGCTGCTTGTTCCCAGGGAGAAAGCCAAAATATTTGTATGGATCTATCTAGATCCTTCGGCAGTGACACTGTTGTACATGCACAGGTAGGTCAAACCTGGGGTGTTGCTGATTCTCCTGCTCATTTTATTGAGAGAGGAAGAAATAGTAGTCCCAATTTTGTATCCAGACATCCAGTACCGATAAATGAATTTAGTCCAGATCCTACTGGGAAGGCTACTCCTGTTACGCATTGGACACAACAATTATTTACAGTTGGTTCAGGCAGGGTAACATTCCCCGGTGGTCATAAGAATCCTATTGTTCTCTCTGGCGGGGATGATGAATATAAAATACACAAAGGCTTAGGGCTACAAGAAGCAAATGCATTTATACAGGCGCAACAGGATCCAAATCTTTTAGCTGAATATAGAGCTAAGGAAGCAGATTTCTTTGGTGAATACATTGGGGCCAATCCACAGCCAGAAACTCCTTGGAGGAGTGATTTCCCCGGTATGTATACTCAAAAAAATAGAGGCCAGCTCCAAAGAGATGTCATAGTAAACTTAGGTAAGGAATGGTGGGCTGAAACCCATGATGGGGCTGATCTTCCTGCCGATAAACAATATAGTCCTGAAACTCAAGAATATATGGGTTATAATGCTCTTGATTTTAATCCTGCCGAGGATGATGCATTTTATGAGTGGTGGGATGAAAGAGAAGCTAAAATGATAGCTGATGGGACTCTTGAGCCATTAGACTATGGAATGCATAAAGATATGATACAATTTGAGATTGATACCTTAGAAGAATTAGAACAAAATCGCCAGTATACCCCTGATGAACTTGCTGCCAATAGGGCATATGATCAGGCCTGGGATGACTGGGGTACTGCAAGAGATTCTTATGATATACAATATGATAAAGCTTTTAGTGAATCAGGACTTATTTCTCCTCCATATATAGGTGGGGAACATTTATTAGATAGTGAGGATGATATTCCATTTACCTTTGATGAATTTTCTACAGATCCCAATAAGGCTTTTGATGTAATGGCTGGCGGTGCTAGTTACGGTGATTTACAAATACAGAATAGAACTGATATGTTAAAGGATTTAGCTAGAGGCGGTAATGAAACTGCTATAGCTGCATTTTCTGAAGCTATGGTAAAAGTTGATGAAATTGATCCATTGTTATATGATAATAATGCATTAATTTATGGATATTTATCAGATATAGAAGCATTAAGATTATATTCTGAATCGGGTGCTGGTACACAATATAGGGCTGAATAAATGAAAAAAGGACATCATATCTGACCGCAAAGTGGGAAACCTCACCCGGTGGGTCAGAAACATAAAACTAAAGGTGGTAAGGTTCACGGTGAAGAGACTGGATCTTTATCTTATAGATATCCAAAGAATAAGTATCAGGAAGGTAAATAGTGGCAACAATTGGTGATAAATATAGTAAGGGGTTTGGTGATACTATAGCTAAAGCTATAAAGGCCGTAGCTCCTAGTTTGGAAGAATGTGGTGGATGCGCGAAGCGTAGAGCTGCATTGAATCGGTTAATCCCTTATAAGGAAAGGTAAATAATGAAATATACTAATAAAGATAAGAGTAATATGGTGCAGGATTTTATGGAGCAAGCACGTAATGGTGGTGGTGATCCTAATGTTCGGCAATCTCCCGAAGATCAGTTCATAGACAATGCAGCAGCTGAAGAGAATAAAAGCGTTATTCCAGCTGTTGATGATGAGGATGCAAGATTTCTTCAGAATTCTTTGAATATGTATAATAAGGTTGTTGCAAATAAAGCAGGCAATGTACCTCCATCGCCTCTGAAGATTGATGGTCAGATAGGCCCCAAGAGTAAGGAAGCAGTCAGAAGTGCCTATATGAGCTTATCGCCAGAAATGCGTAAGATGATAGGTCGTAAAATGAAGAAACCGCTAGGCTAATAATGGCAATGATTAATACCCAGGATGTCTCTAAGGCAGAAGAGGTATTAGAGTTGGCGAAGAATGACCTCATTGCATTTGGGAAGTTATTTCTTCCTGATGATTTTATGCGTTCTGAAACACCTTTTTTTCATTACATAGTTTCTGATGCTGTAAATGATCTCGAGGTTAGACAGCTTGCAGTTATTTTACCCAGGGGTCATGGTAAGACTGTTCTTACGAAATGTAGCATATTGCATGATTTCTGTTTTGCTACTGAGCCTTTATTTTATGGTTGGGTCGCTGCTTCTAGTAAGATATCCGTGCCTAATTTGGATTATGTAAAATATCATTTGGAATATAATGATAAATTTTTGTATTATTTTGGTAGTTTAAAGGGGAAAAAATGGACAGAAGACGATATAGAGTTACAAAATGGATGTAAGCTCATCTCTAAATCAAATCTTTCGGGAATACGTGGAGGTGCAAAACTCCATAAACGGTATGATCTCATCGTCTTGGATGATTTTGAAGATGAGAATAATACCATTACACCAGAGTCTCGTAATAAAATCAGCAATCTTGTTACGGCTGTTGTTTTCCCTGCTCTGGAACCACAGTCGGGCCGTCTTCGTATTAATGGTACGCCTGTGCATTATGACAGCTTTATTGCCAACATTCTTACTGGTAAAGATAAAGCGGATGCTTCGGGAGCAGATTTCAGCTGGAAAGTAATCTCTTACAAGGCTATACAGTCAGATGGAACTCCTTTATGGCCAGATTGGTTTGGTCACGAGGAGATGGAGAGAAAGAAAAAGTTTTATGTAGATTCAGGACAGCCACAGAAATTCTACCAGGAATATATGATGGAGGTTCAGAGTGCGGATGATGCGATCTTTACGAGAGAGCATATTAAATATTGGGATGGTACTTTTGTTCATGATGACGAAACTAATATCAGCTATATTCATACATCCGAGGGCGACGTTAAGCCGATTCATGTCTTTGCGGGTGTGGACCCTGCTACTGATTCCGCTCGTAGGGATAGCGATTTCAGCGTTATACTTTTTGTGGGCGTTGATATTGATAATAACGTTTATGTACTTGAGTATATACGGAAGCGTTCATTATCTGTTCTGGGGATACCCGGTGAAGCTAAAAAGGGAATTGTGGATTACATTTTTAAGTATAACAGGATTTACCATCCAAATCTTTTTACAATTGAAGAGACGAGTATGTCAAGGCCAATTTTTCAAGCAATGGTTGCGGAAATGCGACGCAAAAATGATTTCTCTGTTAAATATACAGCTGAAAAACCAGGAACCAGGATGTCAAAAAGAGACAGGATTCAAGAAATACTTGCACAAAGGTTTGCAATCCGCTCGGTACATTTACGCAAAGATATGTACGATCTTCAGCAGGAAGTTATAACCTTTGGACCAAGGATG